ATGGATGTCCCGCCGAACATGGTCGCGGCGCTGGACCTTGCGAGGAAGGGGCTTGCCGTTTTCCCGATCCGTCACCGTGGGCAGGACAAATGGACGCCTATCACCGGCTGGCGGGATTCGGCCTCTGACGAGTTCGCCCGGATCGTGGAATGGTGGACAGACTGGCCGGACGCGCGCGTTGGCCTGCCGACCGGCAAGCGCAATGACCTGTTGGCGCTCGACCTCGACACGAAGAACGGGAAGGACGGCGTGGCGGCCATGGCTGCTATCGGCTTCCCGGACATCGTTGCGCTGTCGCCCGTGCGAGTGCGGACTCCTAGTGGCGGCTGGCACCTCCTATTCCGGGACAACCCGGACCTCCGCAATTCAGCCTCCAGTGTCGGCATTGATGTCCGGGCGGAGGGCGGATTCATCGTCGCGCCCGGATCATGGAAGGGCGACCGCCGCTATCAACCGGACGGTGCGGCGGTCGGATCGGTCGCGCTGCCATCGTTCCCGGAGAAGCTGGTGGAGTTCGTCGGGCGTCGCGCTCCCGCGTCGGATGCTCCGGCGGCTCCCAATAGCGGAGAGGATGACGACGAGATTCCCGTCATCCCGCAGTGGGACAGGATGCGGCGCGCGGGCGTCGCGCTTGCTGAGGGCGGCCACCTCGAAAGGCATGACCCGTGGTTCAAGATGGTCGCGGCGATCCACAATGCGACGGGCGGCAGCGACAAGGGCTTGGCGCTCGCTGACGAGATTTCGCAGCGGTGCGGCAACTATGACGGCAGGGAATTGCGGGACAGGTGGCGCTCGTTCGGCAAGGGCGACGGAAAGCCGATCCGGGTCGACTCCCTCTATGGCATGGCGAACGATCTGGTCCCCGAATGGCGGGCGAAGGCGAAGGCCGCAGCGCCACGGGAGGCTTCCCGGCTCCAGCTTTTCACGCCCGGCGATTGCACCGACGCTCCGGCGCGTGGCTATGTCATCAAGGGCCTGATTGCCCCGCGCGATGTGGCCTGCATTTTCGGAGCGCCGGGCGGCGGCAAGTCCACCATCGCCCCGCATCTGGGTTATCAGGTCGCGCGTGGGGAGTCGGCGTTCGGCTTGCGGACCAAGCCCGGCCCGGTCCTCTATGTCGCGGCGGAGGACGCGCACGGCATGAAGAACCGCGTGGCGGCGCTCCGGCGGCGCGATGGCGATGCAGCGTCCTTCTATGTCGTGGACGGCGTGACCGATCTGCTGGGGGAGGATAGCCCGGACCTCGCTGCCCTTCGCGAGTTCGTGGACGACAAGCGCCCGGCACTGATCTTCCTCGACACGCTCGCCATGAGCTTCCGCGATCTGGAGGAAAACGACGCGGCATCCATGAACCGGGTTGTCGCCATCGCCCGATCCCTGACCGACGGCGGCGCGGCTGTCGTGCTGATCCACCATGGCACGAAGGCGGAAGGATCGACCCCGCGCGGCCATAGCGTCCTGAACGGCGCGCTTGATGTCGCGGTCCAGCTTCTCCCGCCCGATACTGACGGGATCATCCGGGGCAGGCTCAGCAAGAATCGGAATGGTCCGTGCGACCTCGACATCGCGTTTCGCGTGGCGTCGGAGGAACTGGGCAGGGATGAGGATGGCGACGCGATCACCGCTGCCATTGTGGACGAACTGCCAGCCGGGACAACGCCGCGCGCGCCACGCCTGCCGGTCGGGCAGCGGGAGGCCCTTGCCATGCTCCATGAGCTTGAGGCGACCGGGCAGCCAGTGACCGAGGACGCTTGGCGGGACGCCTGCATAGAGTCCCGGCGGGTCTCGCAGTCGGAGGACCGCGACAATCGAAAGCGGGCGTTCAACCGGGCGCGGACTGGGCTGTTCCGGGCCGGGCTGATCCTGTTGTCCGATGATCGCGTCACGGTCGCTCGCCAGCCGAACTTTGAATGGCCGGACGACGGGGAGGACGACATATGAGCCGGGACACGCCGGGACATTACCGGGACATGCCGGGACAGTCCCGCTTGAGGTTGCCGGGACGGACCGGGACACACCCCTTAAGGGGTGTCCCGATGTCCCGCCCTCCGCGACTGAGCGGGCGTCCCATCCATCTTTCAGAGTCTGAAAACGCGGGTCCCTCCCTGCCGGGTGCCGTTGGGGGGACGCTGAGCCGCAGCATTTCAATCGGGATAGAAAAATGAATCAGGATTCCGACGATCAGGTTCGGGCAATCGAACTTGCCGACTGGCTGGGCGTCTCGGAACGCGCGGTTGCCGACTATGCCCACCGTGGCATTATCACGCGATCCGGGCGGGCCGTGTTCCCGCTCAAGGAATCTATTCGCGCCGTCTGCCATCATTTCCGGGAAGCGGCTTCCGCCCGTGGTGCAACCTCCGGCGGGCTGACCGCTCAGCGTGAACGCATCGCGAAGGGGCAGGCCGACAAGCTGGAGATGCAGAACGCGGCGACCCGGCGCGAACTGTTGCCCGCTGGCGAGGTCGCGGAAGAATGGTCGAACATCCTTCGGCTGGTCCGTTCCCGGATGCTGGCCGCCCCCAGCCGGATTCAACAGACACTTGGGCATCTTTCCGCCCATGACCTCGACATCATTGACCGGGAAATCCGGGACGCGCTGGAGGAGCTTGCGAACAATGGGCTTTGAACGCGGAATCTTCGCTGTCCGGTCGAAGGCGCTGCTGGCGTTGAAGCCGCCGCCGCGTCTGACGCTGAGCCGGTGGATTGAGTCAAACCTCCGGCTTCCCGATGATGTTTCCGCGCTGCCCGGCGATGTCCGGCTATGGGCGTTCCAGCGCGATATTGCCGACGCCATGAGCGATCCGGGAATTGAGCGCGTAACGCTCGTGAAATCGGTTCGCGTCGGGCTATCCACGTTGCTGACCGCGACCGTTGGCAGCTTCGCGGCGAATGAGCCGTCCCCGATCCTGTTGCTATTGCCGACGGAAGCCGATTGCCGCGACTATACCGTCTCCGATCTGGAGCCGATTTTCAACGCCACACCCGCGCTCGCTGGTTTGCTGAACGACGATAGCGCGGAAGGCGGACGCAATACGCTGCTGTCCCGGCGCTTCCCCGGCGGCTCGCTCAAGATCGTGGCGGCCAAATCTCCCCGCAACCTCCGCCGCCATAATGTCCGCGTCCTGCTGATCGACGAAGCGGACGCCATGGAGCCGGGAGCGGAGGGCAGCCCGGTCCTGCTGGCGGAGCGCCGGACGCTCTCATTCGCGAACCGCAAGATCATTATGGGATCGACCCCGACGCTAGAGGCGACCAGTAATGTCCTGCGATCCTACGCCCAATCCGACCAGCGCGTGTTTGAGGTCCCGTGCCCGGAGTGCGGAACCCATGTCGAAATTCAATGGTCGCATATCGAGTGGCAGCCCGACCGCCCGGAGACGGCGGCCTTTCGCTGTCCTATCTGCTCGGAAATCATTTCGGAGCGCCATAAGCCTGCGATGATCGACGCGGGCCGTTGGCGCGCGACGCGCCCGGAAGTCACTGGACATGCCGGTTTCAGGATCAATGCGCTTGTCAGCCCCCATGCGAACGCGGCGTGGGGGAGGCTGGCAGCGGAGTTTCTGGCGGCCAAGGGCAGCCCGGACACGCTGCAAACCTTCGTCAACACGATCCTAGCTCAGGGCTGGAAGGAAGCAGCGGATGAACTGGAGGAAGGCGAGCTACAGGCCCGAGCGGAGCCGTGGGGCCTAGACGCGATCCCGCCAGAGGTTCTTTCCGTCACGGCTGGCGTCGATGTTCAGGACGACCGGCTGGAAATCACATTCATTGGCTGGAGCCGCGATGCGGCCTTCGTGCTAGGGCATGTCGTCATCTGGGGCAGCCCCGGCGATGACTCGACATGGGCCGAACTGGACGATCTGCTGAAAACCGCATGGCCGCATCCGGGCGGTGGAACACTCCGCCTGGACTCCGCGATCATCGACTCTGGCGATGGTGAGTGGACGGCTTCCGTCTATTCGTTCTGCCGTCCCCGCTATGGTCGAAAGATAGTGGCGGGGAAGGGCGTGGCCGGGACGCGCCCGCCCGTTACCGCGTCTCAGGCGAAGGGCGTCCGTCTGTTCCTCGTGGGCGTTGATGGTCTGAAATCGCAAATCCTCACCCGCCTGTCGCGGGGCCGGACGATCCGGTTCAGTGCGGACCTCGAAACGGCGTGGTATGAGCAACTAGCATCGGAGCGCCGCGTCGTCCGCTATGTGCGCGGGCAGCCCGTCCGCCGGTTCGAGCGCAAGCCGGGCATGAGGGCGGAAGCTCTCGATTGCATGGTCTATGCGACGGCGGCCCGGCATCTGGTCACGGCGAATATGGACCGGCGGGAGGAGGAGCTATTAACCCCTGCTGCGCTCCCTCCGGTCATGTCGCCAGTCATCCGGTCGAAATGGATGAGGCGATAAAATCAGCCATTGAGAATTTTACTGGACACCCGGACGCAATGCTTTCCGTTTCCCGCAGCAATATCGGTGCTTTCTTCCACTCCCGCAAGAACAGCCCTTATTACCAAGCCGCTTAGTGAATGCAGTTTGAATGCTTGCGATAGCCTCGAAGGCTATATGTCTCACGGAGACCTTCTCCAAATCGTCTAGTTGCAATTCGCCTTGGGGCGTGGACGCGACTAGACCCGTGCCGGATTTCACGAAATGCGCATATTGTTCGTCAATTTTCGGATCGACATGCGCTCCGCCGTCTTTGTTCGAAACAGCGAGCACAATAAATTTGCGAGTGAGGCAAATTCCGGCCGTGGGATCGCGATAGACTGGCTCATTCCACCAATCCTCAAATGGGAGCAGTCGCGGCGCTTCCCCAAAGCCATCCAAAGCTGGCAAAAGTGCAGGACCATCAGGACCGATCTGAGCAATGGCTAGAGGCCAATCTGGAAGGAGGTTCCTGCCGTCAATTGGTTCGGAATATGAAACGAAGTGGCCTTGCTTCATATTGAGTTGGCCTAGCAGGGAGTGTGATTTTGGTGTGTCGTGAAGGAGGACGCGCAGCGTCACCGCCAACCGCTTAAATTCGTCTGAGTATCCCTCATCGCACGCCGCGCAGGAACGCTCAAGGAACGCCAATTGATCCTGCAACTGCTCCTCCAACTGGTCGACTGAGAGATTCTGTTTTGGCGAGGAGGGATTGTTGGTCATGCCCAAGAGCTAATGGTTCTTCGCTGCCCTGACCAGAATATTCGCGAATGCTGATGGACATCGGGCAACCACATCCTAGGCTCGTCTGGCGAGGTGAGCCACCTTGCCCGTGCCGGTCAGAAGCTCGACAAGTTCAGCCTCCCAAAGGCGGCTCTTGAACGACAGAATCTCTATATTGCCGCTATCGTCCCAATCGACGTTTGCGGCTTTGTCGTCATAGAGCGTAAGGCCACAGCCGTCGTTTCGAGCGCCGGGCCAAATCTGGAGATTGTGGCCTCGCAGTTCTCCTTTGCGAAAGCCGGACGCTCCCGGCTCCGCATACATGATCCAGAAGTTTCCGCATCGCAGTTCCCATAAGCCGGGACGGCTGAACTCCTTCGGCCTCCGCATGAGATGGACATGGGACATGATCGCATCACGGATGACGCGGAATCGTTCGGCGCGGGTCGGCTGCTTCGGCATGTCAGGAACTCCAATGGTTTCTACCCAAAGGAAAAGGCCGCCCGGAGCTACGACTCTCCGGGCGACCCCAACCATTTCCACGATGACAGGACCGCATGGCAAGGCGTTCCAGTCAGGAGTGCCGAACGGAAGGTTCCTGCTCTTCCGTCCGACGAATCACTCCTACCTCAGAGCCTCTTAGATTGCAATATCCTAAATCTCACTGAGATTGTGATTGACGGTTAATGCCGTCTGGGTCATATTCTCAGAGGATTTTTGATTATGGAGGTCGAACGGTGGACGACGCAAAGCTGTTTATGAAGGACAATGCTGGTCCGACGCTCAAGGTTGGGAAGGCCGCTGAGCGGTTGGCCGAACCGGGTTTGTCGGTGGAACACGCGGCAGGGCAGCTTCGCGGCCTGACATCTCGCAAGCTGGTGTGGGCGAACGGTGGCACCGTGGGCGAGGGAAAAGTGGTCCACAACCTGTTCACGCTCTGGGACCTTGCTGTCGCGAAAGTCCTTTCCATCCTCACTGTTGATGCCGCCGTGTCCGATCCCTCTGTTCTAGGGTTCGTCAGCGCACAGCTATACGCATGGCCGGATCACTATTGGGAGGACCGCGACACGCGCTATCCCAATTCGATCCGCGCGGCGCTCGCTGGCGTTGCCCGTGGCGAACCGTGGGTTTGTCGGATCGACATCCGCCGTGATGAGGAGACGGGCAGCAAGATCGTTCAGACGACTCTCTGCAATGCTGAAAATGGCATCCCCAAGTTCAAGGATGCCGACGGCAGCTTGCCCCGGCTCAGTTTCACTATCGCTCTCCAGCCGCCGTTTGAGCGGCTTCTGAGCGAGCCGAGCAAGCCGCACTGATATGCGCCTGCCATCCCTCTCTCGCTGGTTTGGTCGCGCTCAAACGCGCCCCGCTGGACGCGACTTGCTCCAGCGCCGCTTTGACGCGACCTCCGGGCAGCGGGGGAATCCGTCGTTCGGTTCCTATGGGCCGGAGACGCTGGCAGGCAGCGCAATCATTTCCCGCAAGGCCCGCTACGCGGCGGAGAATAACCCGTGGATCGCCAACGGCGTTGCGGCATGGGCTACGGCGCTCGTGGGCGCGGGCATCGTCCCGACGCCCCAGCATCCGAACCGCGACGCCCGCCCCGTGGTGCAATCGGCGTTCAACCGCTGGGCCGCCGTTTGCGATCTGGACGGATTGACCGACTTTCACGGCCTAATTGCCTCCGCTGCCCGGTCGATGATCGTCAGCGGGGAAGCCTTTATCCAGTTTGTCACTACGGACTCCGGGCTGGGCCTCCGACTGATCGCGCCGGAGCAAGTGGACATCGCGCAAACCGGCGAACTGAGTTCGGGCGGTCGCATCGTCGCGGGCGTGGAATTTGACGCGGAAGGCCGCCGGGTTGCCTATTGGGTCCGCCCGGTCGATCCGACCGCGATCTTTGAGGGCTATGCGCCACCCGTCCGCGTTCCCGCTGCCGACATGGTGCATCTGTTCCGTCCGCTTGGGCCGGGGCAGGTTCGCGGCATTTCGTGGCTGGCTCCGGTCCTGATCCGGGCGGGCGAACTTGACCAGTTGGACGACGCGCTACTCGTGGCGGCGAAGGTCGCGGCAATGTTCGCCGGTTTTCTGGTCGATCAGAACGGCACGGGGACGGGCCTACCGTTTGAGGGCATCACCGCTGGGTCGATCATGGAATCCGGGCTGGAGCCGGGAACGCTCAAAGTCCTGCCCGGCGGTTTCGACATCAAGTTTTCCGGCCCCCAGAACGCGCAACAGACCGTGGACTTCGCCAAGCTCCAGCTTCGCGGGATCGCGGCTGGCCTTGGCGTCCCGGAATATCTGCTCACCGGCGATTTGACTGGGGCCAACTATTCCAGCCTCCGCGCTGGGCTGCTGGAGTTCCGCCGCCGGGTGGAGGCTGTCCAGTTCCAGACCATCGTGCCGCAAATCCTCCGCCCGATCTGGCAGCGGTTCGTGACGACCGCCGTGCTGGCGGGAGAGATCGACGCCCCGGATTTTGAAGCAAGCGCGGACGACTGGTTCGCCTGCGAATGGATTCCCCCGGCTCAAGAGTGGATCGACCCAGAGAAGGACGCGAAGGCGACGGCGGAAATGATTTCCGCTGGGCTGACCTCCCGCCGTCGTGCCGTGGCCGCTCAGGGCTATTCGGTGGACGAACTGGACGCGGAGATCGTCAGCGACCGGGAACGCGAAAAGGCGCTGGGCCTGTCCTTCGGCGAAACGCGGGAGGCGACCAATGCCCCAGCGTAAGCTCCAAGCCTATTCAATCACAATCACGCCAGCGGCAACCGGCTTGGCCCGCATCCCGAACATTATTCATCTGGGGCCGCTCGCGCCGCTTCTCGCCGATTTACTGGCCGAAAAGCCGGAAGTGTTGGCGCGCATAGAGGCTGCCGACGCCCTTATCCGCAAAACGGCGAAACTGCCGCCCGACGAATTTGGGGGCCTGTAATGACCAAGATGCTTTTCCGCTCCGCGTTCGACCTCGAAACCCGCGCATCGGCGGTGACGACGTTCAAGCCCGACACGCTCGACATGGAGGCTGGCACCGTTGATGTGGTGCTGACGACCGGCGCTCCCGTCCAGCGTGGAGGGCATATCGAAGTGCTGGCGGTCGGTCGCGAGAATGTCGAGTTTGGCCCGCGTATCCCGTTGCTGGATAGCCATCGTCAGACCAGCATTGCCGACATCAAAGGCTCTGTTTCCAATATTCGGTTTGAGCCGGGCGCGGTTGTCGCGACGCTCACCATCTCCGACCCGTCCGCGCTCGCTGCCGTCGCCCGTGGCGATGTCACCGGAGTCAGCATCGGATACCGGGTCAAGAAATGGTCGGAGGGCCGCAACGCCTCCGGCAAACGAGTTCGCACGGCGGTCCAATATGAGATCGCCGAGTGTAGCCTTGTCGCTGTTCCTGCCGACGCATCCGCCCTCATCAGGAGCAAACAAATGGAAGATGAAATCGAAAACGGGCCGGAAATCACTTCCGATGCCCCGGAGAATGAGACGCGGGCGGAAGTGAACGCCCAAATCCGCAGCGCCGTCACCTATGCGCGTCTGCCCGCCAGCTTCGCGAATGATCTGATCGACCGCGAGGCGACCGTGGACGAAACCCGCTCCGCCGTGTTCGCGGAGATGCAGCGTCGGAACGTCAACGTCTCGACGGTTCGCGTCGGGCCGTCCGGCGATGATCCCGCCGTGGTGCATGAGCGGATGGCGGAGGCTCTGGCCTGCCGGGCGACCGGCGCGGAGCCGAGCGAAGGGGCGCGGGCTTATATGACCTTGGGACTGTCCGACATGGCGCGTCTGTCGCTCCAGCGGTCGGGCGCAACCGGCATCGCCACGCTGGGCCGGGAGGAAATGCTCACCCGCGCGATGCATACCACGTCGGATTTCCCGAATCTGCTGACCTCCACCGGCAACCGGATTCTCATGCCTGCGTATCAGGCAGCGGAATCCCCGCTTAAGCGTCTGGCCCGCCAGCGCACGGCGGACGACTTCCGGCCTATCAGCCTCGTGAAGCTGGGCGAGTTCGGCAAGCTCCAGAAGGTGACGGAAGCCGGTGAGATCAAGGCGCTTTCGACCGGCGAAGCGACCGAGGGCCTGCAACTGGAGACGTTCGGCGGCATCTTCTCTCTGAGCCGCAAGGCTCTGGTGAACGATGACCTTGGCGCGTTCGCCCGCTGGGCTGGCATGATGGGCACCGCAGCGGCGGAGACCGAGGCGGACCAGCTTGTCGCGATCCTCAACGAAGCGTCGGGCCTTGGTCCGATCATGGGCGACGGCAAGCGCCTGTTCCATGTCGATCATGGCAACCTCGCAGCAACCGGCGAAGCTCTGGCGGTCGATCCGCTGTCCGGTGCCCGGCTGGCGCTCCGTCGTCAGAAGGGCTTGGATGGCGTGTCCCCGATCAGCGCGACGCCCAAGTTCCTGCTGGTCCCGCCCGAACTGGAAACGGCGGCGGAGAAACTGCTGGCGGAACTGGCAGCCGCGACCGTCAACGATCAGAATCCGTTCTCCGGCAAGCTCACGCTGCTGGTGGAGCCGCGTCTGACCGAGACGGCATGGTATGTATTCGCGGACCCGGCTGTCTTGCCGGTTCTGGAGTATGCCTATCTGTCGTCCGCTCCCGGCCCCCAGCTTGCCAGCAAGGACGGCTGGGAAGTGCTGGGCCGCGAGTTCCGCGTCGTTCTCGACTTCGGCGCTGGCGCGGTCGATTGGCGCGGGGCCTATCGCAACGAAGGCGAGGACGCCCTGTAATGGCGACCTTGGCCGACCTCCAGCAACGGCGCGATGCCCTGTTCAAGGCCCTGACGGACGGCATCCGTTCGTTCAGAGACCAGAACGGGGAGGAGATCACCTTTTCCTCCGGCTCCGAAATGCGGGCGGCCTTGGCGGCTCTGGACCGGGAAATCGCGAACCTGAGCGGAGGGCGGCCAGCCTCCACTATCATCTTCCGAACCTCGAAAGGTCTCTGAAATGCGAAACTACATCCAACCGGGCAACACGCTCACCCTGACCGCTCCGGCGGAAATCGCTTCCGGTGCCGTTGTCATCGTCGGTTCCATCATCGGCGTTGCCAATGGCGACGCGGAGAATGGCGCGCCGGTCGATGTCGATACGGTCGGCGTGTTCCGTCTGCCCAAGGTCGCGGCGCTCGCCATCGCGGCGGGCGATAAGGTCTATTGGGACGCCGGGGCCAAGTTGGTCACGAAAACCGCTGCCAGCAACACGCTGCTTGGCGTCGCGACCGAGGCAGCGGCCAATCCCAGTCCGAATGTATCCGTCCGCCTGAACGGATCATTCTGAGACGATATTCTAAGAGGCTCTGGGGTTAAATTGACTCTCAGAGCCTTTTAGGTTATTCCGAGTCCATGGCCCGCACCCCCGCCATCTTTAAGCAAGCTGACGCCATTCGGGCGGTGAAAGCCGTTCGCGCAGCGGGACTTGAGGTGTCGGGCGTGGACTTCGCGCCAGATGGCACAATCCGGGTCCAGACCTCCAAATGCTCCCCAGTTCCTGCCTCGCCCTATGATGAGTGGAAGCACCAACGCCATGCGAGTCCGTCTTAAAGGCATCAACCGGATAACGAAGAAGCTCGCGTCCGGTCAGACCGTCACCTATTATTATGCTTGGAAGGGCGGGCCGCGTCTGGACGGGTCGCTTGGCTCTCCAGAGTTTATCGCCAGCTATAACGCTGCCGTCGCCGGTCGGAAGGCCGCGCCCAAGGACCAGCTTCGCGCGATCCTAGACAAGTTTCAGGAATCCTCCGATTTCCTCGACCTCGCGGAAAAGACGCGCAAGGACTATAAGAAGCATGTCCGCGCCATAGAGGATGAGTTCGGGGACCTCCCTATTGCCGCGCTGGACGACCGCCGCATCCGTGGTGATTTCCTCGCATGGCGCGACCGCATCGGAGCGACCTCGCGACGGCAGGCGGACTATCGGTTCAGCGTCCTTGCGCGCATCCTGTCATGGGCGTTCAATCGCGGCCTAGTCCCGATGAATCCATGCGAGCGACCGGGCCGCCTATATCGTGCCAATCGGTCGGAAAGCATCTGGACGGATGAGGATGAGGCAGCCTTCTATGCCAAGGCTCCCGACCATCTGCTTCTCGCTCTCACGCTAGCGCTCTGGACTGGGCAGCGGCAAGGCGATCTGCTCCGGCTGACATGGGCCGCCTATGACGGAACCCATATCCGTTTGAAGCAACGCAAGACTGGCGCGCGCGTCATCATCCCGGCTGGCGGGCCTCTCCGCATGGCGCTGGACGCGGCGAAGGCGAAGCGGGCGAACCGCGATCCAAAGGACACGAAACCACTTCCGATGACGATCCTCGCGACCGAGGGCGGCACGGCATGGACGGAGTCCGGCTTCCGCGCCTCATGGCGCAAGGCGTGTGCGAAGGCGGGCGTCGTGGGCGTCACATTCCACGATCTGAGGGGCACCGCCGTTACGCGGTTGGCGCTGGCTGAGTGCAGCGAAGCGGAGATCGCGACGATCACCGGGCATAGCCTCAAGGATGTCGGTGCGATCCTCGACGCGCACTATCTGAAACGCGATTCCGGGCTGGCCGCGAGTGCCATTCGGAAGCTCGAAAATAGAGGGAAAGCTCCCAACTGA